ATTGACTTGTAATTATGTTGAAAAGATAATTGACCCAATTCAATCCAGATGTCAAGTGTTTGGAATTACTCCTCCTTCAAAGAAAGATGTAGCAGTTAGAGTAAGTAGCATTCTTCAGTTAGAAAAAGTTACATTTAAACCAGAAGATTTAGTTTCTATTATCAATGCAGGATATCCAGACATTAGAAGAATACTTAATTCCTGTCAAAGACAAGTAGTTAATGGAGAATTGAAAGTAGACAAACAATCGTTAATCGAAGCTAATTACATGGAGAAGGTTTTAGAATTACTAAAATCTAAACCAGATAAAAAACAATTATTTACTTCCGTAAGACAAATTATTGCAGACTCGCAAGTAAAAGACTTTACTGCATTGTATAGATTTTTGTTTGATCATTTAGATGATTTTGCAACAGGTCATATTGCAGGAGTTATACTTATCTTAGCAGAAGCTCAATATCAAGATTCTTTTGTTACAGATAAAGAAATAAATGTTATGTCAGCATTTGTTAAAATTATTAATGAATTATATTAAATCAAGTTATGAAAAAATCAACATTATTCCAGTATGCTATTTTATGGCATCCAACAGAAAAGCAATCCAAAGATGATGGATTAAAATCAAAAGTATTGGTAGAGCCAAAAACAATTTTAGCTGAGTCACAATCATCAGCACTTATGGCAGCATCAATGGAAATTCCATCAGATAAAAAAAATCAATTAGATCAAATTGAAATCTTAATGCGCCCTTTTTAGTTGGGGTGAGTTTGGTAAGTGGAACAAGCTCATCCTTAAAATATAATTCTGGTACTACTTTACAAGGTGTAGATTTTGATAGTTCTTGGGTAACAAATGCCTGGTTAACAAATGACGGTAGCACCAATTTAGTAACAGGTACAACCACTTCGCATATGGCTAATTCAATTACATTAAATTAAAATGAAAAAAACTTTAAATACACCGCAAGGTCAACAAAATATACAATTGGATCTTAAAAAGACTACTCCAATTGTTTGCGACGATCCTGAATGTGGAAATGATATGTTCATGCCTGCAATGAAATTTAGAAAAGTATCTAAATTGATGACTGGAACAACTGAAGATCAAATTATTCCAATTCAAGTATATATTTGTACTGCATGCGGCAAAATACCTGCAGGATTTGATTTAGACGTATAATATGTCAGAAACAATAAAAGCAAAATCGTTATTTGATCATTTATCAGGTATTACTGATAAAAAGGTATCATGGGAGTCTTTATCTGATATAGATAAAAAATCTTTTAGCCCGTATATGGTTAATAGATTCCTTTCGATGAATATGAACTTCATTGAGTTGGTTAACGAGTTTCAGAAATATACAATTGGAGAGCTTTCCAATCGAGAAGTATATAAATTGTATTTGGAATTACTTCCTAAACAAAAGCAATTCAATAAGTATATTAAAGCAAGTAAAGCTGAAAAATACCAAACGGAGTTGGTTGAATTACTGTCAAAGCACTTCTTAATTAGTGAAAAAGAGTCGTTGGAAGCCTTAGATATGTATCATGAAACAAGTTTGTTACCGTTAAAGGATATATTGAAAAAGTATGGTAAAACAGATAAGGAAGTCGCGGTGCTTCTCAAAGTTAAGTAATTTATGGTAAACCGGATAAAGAAATACCTGTAGTTTATATTTATTTTAAAATAAATTACATGGTTATTTATAAAACTACTTGTTTAATTACTAATAAAATTTATATAGGCCAAGACTCTAAAAATAACCCAAAATATTTAGGTTCAGGGCTATACATTAGCCGTATTATTAAGAAATACGGTAAGCAAAATTTTATTAAAGAGATACTTGAGTCGCATATTGAGTCTAAAGAAAAATTAGATGAGCAAGAAATATATTGGATTGGAGTATACGATTCTACAAATCCAAAAATAGGTTATAATCTATCAAAAGGAGGATCTGGCAGCTTAGGATGTAAACGTACATCAGAAACAAGAAAAAAAATGTCTAAAGCTGCTAAAGGAAAAATAAAGTCAGGTATACATAGGCAGAATCTATCTAAGTCTCATAAAGGAAAAGTATTTTCAACCGCGCATAAACAGCAACTATCTAAGTCTCATAAAGGTCAAGTGCCTTGGAACAAAGGAATAAAATATAAACAGAAAAATCCTGTAACTGTAGTATCTGAAGATACGAAATTAAAAATAAGTTTAACGTTAAAAAATAAACCCAAAATACAATGTCCGCATTGCGGTTTAGAAGGAAGTCCTTCAGCAATAAAACATTGGCATTTTGATAAGTGTAAATTACTAAAAATAGAGAAATGATTTTATCAATAAGTGGGCGAATCGGCAGTGGAAAGGATACCATTGCCGATATCATACAAACTATAACCCCATATTACAGATGGGAAGTAAAAAAGTTTGCAGGTAAACTAAAAGACGTTGCAGAAATGCTTTCAGGAGTTCCAAAAGTAAGATTTGAAGATCAAGATTTTAAACAAAGAGATATGGGCCCGGAGTGGGGAATGACCTACAGAGAATTTCTACAGAAGATAGGCACCGAAGCCATGAGAAATGGATTACATGAAAACGTATGGGTAAACGCTTTGTTTTCGGAATATCAAGCAAATACAATTGCAATAGGAACTTCTGAATTTGACATTACAGAAGAAGATCAATTACCATATTGGATTATCACCGACACTCGATTTCCAAATGAACTGCAAGCAGTTAAAGATAAAGATGGTATAACTATTAAGGTTGTGCGAAATACAACGAATACCATAGGAGCTACTCACGCTTCTGAAACTGCATTAGACGATTATACAGAATGGGATTATGTAGTCGACAATAATGGTTCAATTGAAGATTTAAAAATTCAAGTAATGGCAATTTTATCAACAGAAGGTTTATTGAAATTTGCCGGTCTTTAATTTGTATATACGTAAGATATATCTTATATTTAAGTAAAATTAATTAGTATGGCTGTAAGCTCTTTATCCCAATTATTTCGCGCAACTGCTCCTGTTAAGAAAGAAGGAGATAAAACTATATCATATAGTCAGTTTGCTATGTGGTCTACATGTCCACACAAATGGAAATTGACATATATTGATAAACATAAATTAGGAGGGCCTTCTATTCATACTATATTTGGTACTGCATTTCACGAAACATTACAATGGTATTTACATGTAATGTATACCAAATCAGTTAAAGAAGCTGACTATATCAATTTGCCAGAACTGTTGCACGAGCAAATGGTGCAAAATTATATGATGGCAGTTGAAGGTTTAAATGGTCAGCATTTTTCAACTTCAACAGAACTCAATGAATTTTATGAAGATGGTGTTGCAATTTTAGAATGGCTTAAAAAGCATAGGGCAGAGTATTTTAGTAATCGTGGATATGAATTATTTGGTATTGAAATGCCTTTATATATTCAAGCGTCTGATACCAATCAAAAAGTTATTATGAATGGCTTTTTAGATATTGTACTTCGTGAAATTGAAACAGATAAAATTATTATTATAGATGTTAAGACTTCCACCCGTGGCTGGAATGAATCGGCCAAAAGAGACAAAACGAAAGCTTCGCAGCTCGTGTTATACAAATCATACTTTGCGAAGCAGTATGGATACCCTGAAGACAAAATTGACATTAAGTATTTCATTGTTAAACGAAAACTTATTGAAGGGTTTATGTATCCTCAAAAACGTGTGCAAGAATTTGTACCAGCATCAGGTAAGCCAACTCGTAATAAATTACTTACGGAAATTAATTCATTTATTAAAGCAGGGTTTAATGAAGATGGGTCGTATAAAGTAGATGGCACGTTTCCTGCAATAGGCGGTGGTAAAGGAATACCAAATTGTAAATACTGTGAGTTTTCCAAATTAGAAGATTTATGCCCAAAAGCAAATAGAATATAAAATGATAAATAAATACAAAGTAATGCAAGCTATTCAGGCTGAACCGGATAAAATAAAAATAGCGATTATTGGAAGTAGAGTGTATGAAAACAAAAAGAAAATACGAGATATGATTTTCAAATTGAAAAATACATTTGGAGCTAATTTAGAAATTATATCAGGAGGAACTCAAACCGGAGCTGACAAGTATGCAAAAAAATATGCTCTTGAGTTTGGAGTTACGTATAGAGAATTTAATCCTGCTCACACTTCTAAAAATTTATATTCAGTAATGCCAGAGTCATATTATGGTAAGCCATATCATGTATCTCAATTATTTCATAGAAATGAATTGTTAGCAAAGTATTGTGATAAGATGATTGCATTTATCGATTCCACAGTAAAGTCAAAAGGATCGCATCATGCAGTTAGTATGGCACAAAAACATAATAAACCAGTAGTTATAGTAAATGAAAAAGTATAAAACGTACATCCTATACCACTTAAAGTGGCAGATAGGTATTTTAGTATCATGGCCATGTATGTGGCTATTTAAAGATGTGTTAGGTTGGTCTAATTTTTGGACTATAATAGCATTTCAATTTGTAGGCGCATTGATATTTTGGAATATAGATAAATTTATTTTTAACCATGGTAAACAAACAAAAGACAATTCCGAAACCACAAGCAAGTAAAGTCTTTACTTGTGTAGATTGTGGAGCTCGATTTACAGTTAAACACGCTCCATTAACGATGTCAAAAAATAATCCGAAATACTGTAAGTATTGCACACGTTAATTAATGAAATTCAAATGAATTACATATTTATTAATAAATTAAAAAGTTATGAATCAGTTACCAAAACTCAAAAAAATTGATCCAAACAAACCAAAGAAGAAAAAGATTCTTTTGTTGTCTGATGATCTTAGAATGCATTCCGGAATTGCAACGGTATCGCAGCAAATCGTTTTAAATACAGTTAAAGAATATGATTGGGTGCAGTTAGGTGCTGCATTAAAACATCCTGATGAAGGTAAAGTATTTGATGTATCTGCAGATGTGCAAATTCGTTCTGGAGTTGAAGATGCGAGTGTTAAAATTTACGCAAGCTCTGGTTATGGAAATCCAGAAGTATTAAGAGAGTTAATTCATTTAGAGCGTCCAGATGCTATTCTTCATTTTACTGATCCTAGATTTTGGGGTTGGTTGTATTCAATGGAGCATGAGTTGAGACAAACTACTCCGATATTATATTATACTATTTGGGACGATATTCCATATCCTAGATATAATAAAGCATATTATGAATCTTGCGACTTGCTGATGTGTATTTCAAAACAAACATATAACATTGTTAAGCAAGTTTTAAAAGATGCAAAATATAAAGATTGGCAAATAACTTATGTACCTCATGGTATTAATGAGTCTATTTATTTTCCAATTGACAATACTCATTCTGAATGGACTAAATTTAATGAATTCAAATCAAAATTAGTTT